GATAACTTTCCCCCATATTGCCACCACCGTTGCCTTCAAGCCAAGTTCGTTCAAGCCACATATCAAGTTCTGCATCACCTGATTCGAACTGTGCGACTTGCAAAGGTGCTTGATCACATTCGTGATCTCCAATAGCTCCAAACATCAGGGCAAGATCAGGAACTTGAGTTTGAATTTTTCCAATTAAGGTGGGAAGATCATTTTTGATTAATTCATGAGGAATTGTTCTCATGCTTCCCGTAACATCAAGATAAAGTTGAATAGGAACAGTATTCGGATGTTCGACAGAATCACATGATTCTCGAACTTTAACTCCTGAAGGATCCATATCTTTATGAATCTGGGAAAGTTTGTTTTGTTGAAAAATATCATTGACAGATTTTGTAGCGTAACCAACTGACGCTGCTCTCATCGAACGGTTACTTACAGAATAAATAGTATGACCCATATCGGTTGTCCTTTCTTGATTAATGGATAAAGTAAAATTAACATTTTTATAACTTAAAGTAAACATAAAACTGATAGGCAGAGCAATTATTTTATTGGTTACCTATCAGTCATTTTATCTATTGTTATTATTAGGTCTAATTTATATAATTTGGGGATATATGTTTTACCGGCATAGCCGCGAATCCATCACCAATCACTGGTTATATAATGTCTTCGTCTCCGTTTTATCTCTTTTATAATTTATCATCTTATTAAATTCTCTATTGGTTACCTATCAGTCATTTTATCTATTGTTATTATTAGGTCTAATTTATATAATTTGGGGATATATGTTTTACCGGCATAGCCGCGAATCCATCACCAATCACTGGTTATATAATGTCTTCGTCTCCGTTTTATCTCTTTTATAATTTATCATCTTATTAAATTCTCTTTCTATCTATACCACATTCCGGCCTCCTTTCTGCTATTCACTTATCCAAACCACGATAGTTTTCCAATATTCAATTTTTTTCCACAATATTGGTGCACATTGTATAATTTTTCTATCTTTTATTACAAAACCTGCATAAATTCTTTTGTAGCAAACTCTGTAAAGTCCGTCTTTCACACATCTATCTCTATTTTTTCAAATTCGTTCAATACTTGGAACTGTGTATTGTGTATAGTAAATGTTTTTGAAATATGATAATGTGCAAAATACCAAAAAGATGGTTGGTGTCTTTCAAACATTGCTTGTAATAACTGATTTGTTCTTGAAGGAATATTAAATTTCTTTTTCCAAGTAAGTAGTACAATTTTTGCTATTTCAGGACAGTCATGAGAAACAACAATTCTTGGTTTCACTTGAGTATAGAGATCTAAAGCAGCATTTGCATCTTTCATGTAAAGTTCTTCTTCATCCCACCAATCTCTTCCTTCAACTCTAATTGCTTTATCAATAGATAATGCTCCACTAATATAGAACATATCCCAATCAGGAAGATAACCAAAATCTCCTAAGTAGTTTGGATGTTTTCTACAAACTTCAGGATTATCATGATTTCCTCTAATGAATGTATGCTGCTTTGGAAGCTCTTTTGGATCTGGATAGTTGGGAAAACCAACACCCATATCCCCTAATTGAATTGAAGAGTTCTCATTTAATTTAGCATAATACATATCATAAAGTCCGTGAACATCACCAATTAAGTTTACTTTCATTTTAACCTTACATCAAAATCTCTGGGTTTTGCATCTTTTAAAGTTTCCCTCTCATCAGGAGTCAAACTCTCTATTAATGCACCAGGCTTATTATGTTTGTTGCCAGGTCTCCATCGCCAATTTTCCATAATTGTAGCTTTTAAGATTATTTTTTCTATGATTCGATCTAGTTTCATATTGCTGCTTCCCCAAGAATCCAATCACTTCTACAGTAAATCCTTTCTCCATTGATCGGCTCCCCCTTTTGTGAAGTTTTGAAATTAGTTCTTTATAACCTTCATTATTCTTTCCAAATAATAGCGGGACAATTTTTATTCTTCCAAGCCATAAACATTGCCCAAAAGAATCCAAAGAATTTTCCAATACCTTCAAAAAACTTTGGGCAATAATTTACGATGATTGATCCAATATAGAGTAAGCAAAATATAACAAATTTCCCAAATGGTGTAAGTAATCTTCTGTAAGTCCATTGTGAAGATACACATAACCAACTCGGAGCTCTGACCCACTTAAATGAAACCATTGAACCCAATTTTCTAAATGTAATAATCAATAACCAGATCAAACCTGCAAGAATTGCTACTACTAAAATAGCAAGACCAATATAACCTAATGCTACGAGAACTTTAGACCATACAATAGCATTGAAAATTCGAACGATCCAATAGCAACACCAACCAATTCCCATAATAAGTTGCCAACCTAACCAAGCAGCGACTGGAACCAATATTATGATTGAAAATACTTTGGCAAATGGTATCATTGCATTTGCAGTATTTTTTGCTGCCTGATCAATTTTTTGAATTTTTTCTTTTCGTCGTTGTTCTACGAGATCTTGTTTCTTTTTGTAGGCCTCGTTTCTTGCTTCAAGTTCTCTGATATATGCATTCCAGTCAAACTTCACTTCTTCTTTTTTTACTTTTTCTTTTAACTTGTCTTCTACATCATAACTTACTTTGCCATATAACTTGAGATAGAGAGCATAGATTTTTTTGAATCTTTTTCTTTCACAGACAGGTAGTTGAGATATTTTATAACTACTACTTTCTTTCCAGGCAAGAAATTTTGCAGTATCTTCTCCTGATAAAGAATTTAGAGCATTTTCAAGTGAATCCAAAACAAGCCGATCCATTAATTCACCAAATAATTCAAACAACTGGAAAAATAACAGACCTAGAAATTTCAAGCCCTGCCAAATGCACCAGAATGGAAAAACAATTGGAAAACAAATTCCTGCAAGAATTGTTAACCAAAAGAATGGACAATAGTTGTTATACCTTGGTGCCCATGGAAATACAAAATGATATAACTTCCACGCCATACCATTCCTTTTCAGTTCAATTTCCTTAAAGAACATTTAATCCTCCGTTATGATTGTGATATGATTTTAACCATCTCGCCAAGCTTCTTCAAGAGTTGAAAATTTATCATCGGCGATTTGTCCATTTAATATTGTATTAACTTCCTCTTTCACTCTTGTTTTGAATTGGAGTCCTGTTTCGGTATCAGCAATACTTGGCCAAGTTTCTCCAATGTACATAGAATAGCCATCATAATCCGGACAAATGTAAAGCGATACATTTTTCTTTTTCATTTCGATTTCAAGCAATTCATATACATCATCATGTTCGTCTGCTGCTGCATCTGGAGCAAGAATTTTTCTGATTTTCATCTTTGTCAAGCTGAATACCATAAATGCAAAATGATGTTGTGCTGCTATTACTTACAAATCCTTTTCGTGTTTTCATTAGCAAGCCCTCGTTCCAAAGTGAAGTTTAATATCAGCTATTGTGAATCCTAATTGTCGAAGCCCAGGAAGGATAGCGGCTTTGATTGTATCGACATCGACTGTTTGACATTCTAATCCTTCTTCATCACCCCAATCTGCTAATGACTGCCCAATATAACTTACAGAATCATCAGACATAATTTTGATGCCTGCAATTTTTTCGGCTCTTTCAATGAGATCATTATCTTCTGTTTTAACACCAATAAAAACAAAAGAAGAACTTGAACTGTTACTAACAAATCCATTTCGTTTTTTCATATCAATTCCTTTTTTTAGTAGATTTTTTTAGATCCATTATTGCTTTGTGTTTTTCGTGAACTTTATCAAATTTATCATTATAAGATAACAAATCAACTGCACTTTCAAAATTGTGAGGAGAGCATTGATCTTTTGTAATTGAAAATGCCCTTGTTGGTCTATCAGTGGGAAATACAACATTTCTTAAATCTTCGTCATCATCAGCAATTATTTCAAAGACATCACCAATATCAGCACCGGCATCTTCCAAGTCCTGAATAAGATGTAGAGTTCGAACATCGTCTACAAAAAACATTGTTTCTCCCTCATCATCAAAATCTCTGATATGGATATAGAATGAATCATTTGCTTTATCAATCTTCTCGTCTGTAATATAGGAAAGGTTTTTTACTTTGCTTCCTATAATAACAAATGACGAACTCGAACTGTTCGAAACAAAACCATTGCGAATCTTCATCTTGCACCTCCATATTTATTTTCATTTAACTGAATCTTTCTAAATTCATAAACTAAAGCACCACTCCAAAACAACATCAAACTTGGTATAAAAAAATATCTGTCACCACCTCCGAACCAATCTATCGTAAAAAAGTTCTCAGATAATCTAGGCATCGCTGATATTAAGAATAAAAAATGTACTACAATAAGTATATAAACTTCTTTTATATTTCTACCATAATATAATAAAATTAATAATATACTATAATAAAATATATTCACCCAAATTAATAGATTTGATATTCCTAATACCTGACCTATAGTTCTATGGGGTATTATAAATATATAATGAGCTATATCAACCGAATGTACAAACGGGGGCATTGATATAATCCCCGTTAATTGTATGACAGTAGTAATACAAATAGTAATTAACAAATCTTTTCTACATAAAATATATAACGGAATTAAAATAATAGCAAAGATGCTTGATAAACCCACAATTAATATGAGTAAATTATCTCCAACAAATTGCCACTTTGTTTTAGGATATTCTTTTATCAACAAAGTAATAAGGGCTACAGCTAAAAACCATTGCAAATAACTTATACTAAACAAAACTTCTGGATATACTGTTGATACTAAAGCAAGAGATAATATCATTGTACATTTTATATTATCTTTTATCTTTATTCTACTCGATAAAAGATTTATAAACACTACACAAGTAATTCCAAAACTTATCAAAGTATATAATAAGGTGAATCTGTTATGGCTGCAACAATTCTTGGAATAAGATGATAGTAACCATTATAAGGTGTAATGAATGCTAGCAACGACTCTCGTTGAGCATTAAAAATCCATAAATCTTCGCGAAAAAATTCCGGTTGTATTAAAAATCCAAAACGATATATTACTATATACAAAATACTAACTACTAATATTATTAAATTCTTTTTCATGTAAAAAAACCTGAATGATTTTGTTTTATTGTTTTAACCCCAATGTTGACGTCTAATAGCTATATGTTCAAGCCCTTCTTGAATAGTCCAGGGTATAGAATTGTCATCAACTGAACCGACAATTACTACTGGGCCGTTATGAATTATAATACTGGATTGCGATTTGTCGCAGAAATAATATTCTTTAATTTGTTTATTGATTTCCTTTATAGAATCATTTTTTTCAATAAAACAAATTTCTGCTAAAGTAGTTGCCGTGTCATTTATTTCATTTTGTGCATCCAATAACTTTTGAACATAATTGGTAACTTTTTCAAGAGAATATTTGGAAGCATCAATAATAAATGATGTAGAACTACTATTTGAGACAAAGCCATTTCTTGCTTTCATATAAAATTCCTACGGATGTTGGGGATCGTCTAAAATATCCTCAAATGTTTCTTGGTTGATTTTCATACTAAAACAACCTTTCCCCTTTTTTGATTACAATGTGGGCAAACCTCATATATCCATTTTGTTTTACCACATTTACAAATTGCATTTTCTGGTTTTACGGATTTATACACGTGAATATCATCAACACATTCATCATATACTGGATATTTTCCGTCTGAGCTCCAATGTATTATATTTTGTATATCGGGCATTCCCTGTTTTTCTTTAGTAAATTATTTCTGAATTCAATAGTTCTTGGATTTAACCAAATATCTTTTGCAAAATCCGTTTCCGGTAAAATAGGAAGACCTTCTTCCCATTGTTCACATCCTTCACAGAATGAACAGGGGCTATATTTTCCTTCTACATTAATATAGGCAGAAAATAAAGACGACTCACATCGTTCTGAAGTTTGAAGCAACTCTTTTTCATTTTTAGTTCCAATAATACTTTGGTCAAATTTTGCAGCAGAACAACTATCAAATCCAAAGTTGATTTTATTTTCTAGGCAGTAGTCTACCAGTTTTTTAAATTGTTCTTGAGTAATACTTGAATAATTAAATTGAACTGCTCGTCCTTTTTTCTTCAAACTTAAAAAAACAATTGCATTTAGTTGTGCAAGTCTGAGATCATCTTTTATTCTTTTTAAAACTTGAAAAGCATCTGCATAAGTTTGCTGAGAGAGAAAAAAATGAATGTTGGTTTGTTTTAATCCTTTATCAGTTAATCTTTTGATAGCATTAAAGCATTCATCTGTATCATAAAAAGATACTGCACAAGCACCAATGTACTTTAACATTTCATCAATTTCTTGGTCAGTAATTCTACCGTTGATTGTAATATTGGGAATGATACCAAGTTCTCTGGTATATTTAAGAATGTCGAAAAGTTCAGGATTTCCAGAGACATCACCAATTCCATAAGCAACTTGACAAATTGTAGATTTGAGTTTTGGAAGGATTATTTTCACTTGAGCAAGAGACATATTTTTTCCAATTGCTCGATTGTCTTTGTAACAAATTGGACAACCTCGTCTGCAAACTTCTGAAATTTCCATATCTAAAATTTCAGGCCCAAATAGAGAAAGAACAGGATCGTCAGATTTTGTTTTACCCCAGCGGGCAAAATATCCATTTGATTTTTTGAAAATATAATTATAATCTTTGCTTCGAATAACCTTTACAGAATCATTTTCAAGTACAGCAAAAGTTTTCATTTTTATTCCTTAACATTTGCTTAAATTTAAGAAAATTAATCGAAAATGTAAATGTTTTTAAAAGCTTCCGGGAAATTGATTATCTAGTTTAACCACCCCTTCGTTATGCAGACTGCCACGATTGCAACCACGCATCAAACCAATCTTTTGTTGTATAGTTAGCACACACCCACTTGCCAAGCCCTATGAAAATCGGAATCAATGGTATCATCAATATCAATGCTAACCGACGAATCCCGCGTTGGGCAATCTTCCGTATCGTTTGTAATTTTATTATCATTGGCGTTCCTCGTTATCATATAAGATCAAAAATGGGCCTTTAGAATCACGTTCAGAAAGAATTGGATTATTACACTTCCAAGGAATATTTAAACTTGAGTCGTTCCAAGCTACTGTAAATTGAGATCCGTGTTGATAATATGTTGATTGTTTGTAATTAAAAATGCAACAATCAGAAATACAATAATGTCCATTTGCAAATAAGGGAGGAATTAAAACTTGGACATTTTCAACATCATCCAAAATAAAACTTTGGTGTTGTTTATATGTAGGTGAATTTTTATCACAATCAACAATAACTAATTGGAATTGTCCTCGTAGACAAGAAACCAACTTCCAGGTGGAGTCATCACCATGCATTCCTCGTAAAACATTCCAGTGAGAATAAGAAAAATCATCTTGGACAAAACTTGGAGGTATCATTTTTAAGTCAAAAAAGATTTTATTATAATCTCTCCAATTGTATGTTTCTACATACTTACCACGATGGTCAGTAAAGATTTCTGGTTTAATTATTAAAGTATTTTTAAATATCGTTTTTTCGACTTTCATGGTTCTCTATTTTTGTTCTTAGTGCAGCTTCTTTGGAAAATATATTTTTTTTGAGTACTTCGTATTGTTTTTCTGTTACATATTTTTTTGAATCCCACCACATTGTAATATCATAAAGCATTGCCAATTTAGAAAATTCACCTTTTTCTTTTAACTCCAAAGCTTTTTGCAATTCTTCTTCGGGCGTTAGCTGAAAATATAATTGCAATACTTCTTCTTCTGTAGGTGTTAATTTCTTCTTTTCATGCCACTCGAATATATTAAGGCGTTGTTGGGCTCTCATCTGTTGGGCTATTGATTTCATTATTTCATTCAACCAATTTAGTCCAGATTTGTATGAGTGAACCAATTAGTAATAGAAGGCTACCGAGTACATAACAAATTAATGATGCCATATTACACTTCCAGGTTTTTCTGAAGTATTTCCAATTTTTTGGTTTGAGGATGTGTAGAAACCTTGTCATTTCTTGAACTTAAATATTTAAGAATCGGTTGTAAGCTACGAGGATTTTGGTTGATTTCACAATTTCGTGTATCACAAATGTGTCCTTGCGAAGATGTCCAATACCAATTTCCGTGTGATGCTTCATGTGGAACATAATTTTCGATTTCTTGCATATTCTTCGATTGATTTCACTTCTTCGGGTTTATCTTTAGTGCTTGCAACATCATAACCCATTCTTGCTAGTATAGCTTCTTCGCTAGTTATTGATGCAAATCGAGATTTTAAATAAGCTGTATTTAATCCTTTTAAAACCAAATTTTTTCCACGGACTGCAACTATTGTATAAACTTCACCAAGATGTAATCTCTCTCCGTGGCAGCTAGCAGCACTTATACAAATAATTTTTTGGCTTCTTTTAAAATTCATTAGTCAATTATCTCAAAATCAAAACCGCGTGGTGATAAGCAAGTGAGTTGTCCACCGGAATATAATTTGGGAACAAATTCCCGGTTGTCAATACTTTCATAAAGTTTAACTGCTTCCTCTTTTGATTTTTTCGTCCACATTGCCCAAATAGAATCTTTCCATTCTTCTGGCATTGTGGGAGAAACTTTTTGTAGCTCTTCGAAAATAGTGGAGTATGAAACCACAATACCATAAGACTCGTCCAGGGTATCAAGTTCTGTAGCCCTAACCAAATGGCCTTCTAAAAGAGAAGCAAATCCTTTAGCGGCTTTTCTGGTTGTGATATCTTTTAAAGCCTGACTCCGTTTTCTTCCCATTGTGTTATCTCCATTGTGTAGTATATATTAAATCTATCAAATAACTACCTAATAGTAAATAACTTGCAAAAATAAATATGCTATTTTTGCTTAAGGATTTTAACATTTTTAATAGACAGTTTACCATCGGGGAATACTATAATAATTGGCTTATTATTCCTTTTAGCATCCCGTATTGTTGACCAAGTTCCCGATCTTAGTTTCTCACCTTTTTCACCCGGGGTTGCAATTATTAAATCAGATTCTTTTACAATATCTTTATTACGGACAAGATAGTCTTTTTGCTCACGTATTACATCTCCATGACAAAATGCACGCATGGAAGAATTAACAGGTGGATGAACTACAATTTTTGCATTGTTATATCTGTCACGAACAAAAAAATGAAAATCCGTATCGGATCCTATACAATCACCATGATGGGCTTCTTCAATAGTTTGGGCTGAAAGACTATTAAAAACTTTGTCAATTGCTTTACTTTGTGCATGTGTGAAACCTTTTCGATTTCCTGTAAAGCCGATTTTCATATTTTTGCTCCAATCGTTGCTTAAGCCAAGTAATATTTTGCGTATCTTTGATTTTCAAAATCCTTTTTCAAAACTGATTTAATAGGGAATTTGTCAATTTTCATTTCAAAAATTCTAGCGGAAAGACGTCTAATTTTATAGACTTCTTGTGCTTCAACTTGTGAGATACCACGAAGTTTTAAATGATTAAGAATTTTGTGTTTTTGTGTTCCTTCTGGATAAATATTAATTAATTTTGATTGCTTCTTCATATTTCTTCTTCCAATATATTTCGGTTCTTCTATTTTGTTTCATGTTTTCTTCAATGTCATTTGGTGCAATTGGATTTGAGGTACCGAAACCTTCTCCATAAATTGATCCAAGACATTTGTATTGAACGAGCAACGAACAAACATTATTAGCTCTTTTGTTGGAGAGTTTTAAGTTAGTTAATTCTTGTCCTGAGTTATCTGTAAAACCTTTAACGGAAACTATTGCAGCTAAGTTATTTTTAGCTACATATAAAATACTACTAGAATCTTTTATTAAACCAGACCCTAAATCAAAATAAACAAACGAAACAGTATCTACCAATTTTGGATTTTTAGCTAATTCTGCATTTCTTATCTTTTTTAAAATTGGATCCTCGTATTTATAATAAACATCCGGTTCAGGATCTACTTCATTTTTAAATGTAAGAGAGAAAAAATATGCTAAAACTAAAGCACAAATTACAAAAACGACAACCTGGGATGTTTTCATTTTTTATCGAATATAATGATTGAAGTTGATGCTGATGCTATATTTTGTTCTACCTTTTGCAAATCTTTTTTGATATCTTTTTGTAGCAATTGCTTCATCCTCAATTGAGCGGCTTTTTTAACATGAGCTGCTTTTACTGTTGAATCAGTTTCTGTTGCTTTTGCTTTTTCTTTCACCAATTCTTTTGATTCGACAACTTGTTCAAATTCTTCATTTCTCCGAGAAACAAGCATCTCAATTAATTCATCCAATGTATCAGGAAAATCTATTTTGGCACCGAAAGCTTCATCCCAATCCTGAGTATCAAAATTTGCAGCTGTAAGTTGTTTGCTTGAAATTTGAGGACTGCATCCAATAGTGATTCCTTTTGCTTGGAGATATTTTTTTATCTCATTATTTCGCATAAAGCTATACCAATGAACCAAGGTTGAAAACTTATCCAAAAGTTTTGCAAGCTTTGCAACATTATCCGGTGTAGGATATCCTTGTTTCCAAAATACCATATTAGAAACTAATTCAAATTCTTTGGGTTCTCTATCAAATGCTTTTTCAAAGATATTTTTTAATGCTTTAAAAACCGAGCGACGAGAATATTGATCCTTCTTTAAATCTGCTATTTCATCAACACTTTTTTCGTATTTTTTTGCATCCATAAAGCTCTCCTTTTAATTTCACTAAATATAAACTTTTCAAGAGTTATTGTAAACAAAAAAGCCTCAAAAAAATTGAGGCTTTTGATTAGCTTATAACCGGATGTTTATGAGATTTGAATTCCGAACTTGTTTTCAAAATCTGTTTCGGAGATTATTTTGACTCCGAGCTTCTTAGCTTTATCCAACTTGGAGCCGGGATCCATACCGAGAATTAAGTAATCTAGATGTTTGCTAACACTACTGATTTTGCCCCCATTATCGAGAATGATTTTTTCAACTTCTGCCCGTTTCCGAGTCAATGTTCCGGTGATACAAAAAAGAGTACCAGAGAGAGTTGCATTCGTCGGGGTTGCAGGCTCTTCAATTTCGATATTGGGTAAGACTGCCGAGATGAATGTCTTTTTATTATTAAGGCCAGTGAATATTGCTTCTGCAGTCTTTGTACCTACTACAGAATTAAGTTGTTCTAAGGTAACTTCTCCATCAATTAAAGTATCGAATGGAATTATTTCAAGAACCTTCTCAAAAACTCTTTCACCAGCTTTGTCGATACCTAACGATTTGAGAAATCTGGCTTTGGAGATTTTAAGAGAATGCAATTGATCATAAAAATTTGTAGATTGAGTTGGCCCAAATCCAATGCCTTGTAAATCATCAAGACTTAATTGGAATAAATCTTTTTTATCCAGGATGCCGGATTCAACTATTAAATCAACCGATTTTTCAGAGAAGCCTTCAATATCTAGGCATCGAATAAAATGTAAAAGAGTTGCTGAGATTTGTGCCGGACAATTAGGATTCTGGCAAATGAGATGAGCACCGATTTGAGAAATCTCACCTAAGCAGGATGGACAATGAACCGGAACATTCAGGTGTCGATTTTTTGCTCTTGTAACAACCTGAACTAGTTTTGGAATTATTTCGTTTGCTTTTTCGACCAAAACCGTATCACCTATTGCAACATCATTTTGTCGGATGTAGTCAATATTATTTAGAGTCACTCTCCGAACTGAAGTCCCAGCCAATTGTATTTCTTCAATATACATAACTGGGGAAACTTTACCAGTACGAGTTGTAGTCCATTCTATATTAAAAACCTTTGCTTCTTTTTTGTCCGTATTGAATTTGTAAGCAAGAGCACCTTTGGGAGTGTAGTCTTTTATCCCGTAACTATTGAATTCTTTTTTGTCATCAACCCAAAATACAATTCCATCTAAATCGTAATGGGAGACGATTCGGAATTTTGTAAAGTGATCAATGGCTCCAACGATTGCTGTCTTTACCGATTGCCATTCAACAACTTCAAATCCAATTTTTTTCAAAAACTCAAGTTCTTCATGCTTTGTTGAAAAATCAATTCCCAAAACTCGGTAGGAAACAAAACTTAAATTTCTCTGGCCGGTTATCTTTGGATCTTTTTGTTTTAATGAGCCTGCTGCATAATTTCGAGGATTTTTATATTCCTTGCAATTTGCATAGAACCATTCATTGTCAACATATATTTCCCCACGAACTTCAAATTTACTATTTACAGGTTCGGCTGGTTTAATCCGTTTGGGAATATTTTTGATGTACTTGACATTGTCCAAAACACTTTCACCAACGAGGCCATTTCCTCTGGTTGCTGCTTTTACCAATTCATAGCTTTGAGCATTGTATTCGTAAGTTAACGAAAGAGAGCATCCATCGATTTTCGGCATTACAATTAAAACTTTGTTCGGGAATTCTTTTTGAATTTCCATCGGGGTGTGACACTTTAATAAACTACCCATTGGAACTTCGTGTTTGATTTTTTCCCCAAATGAAGGTGAACCCAACTCAGAAAATATTTTGTTGTTTGGATCCAACTTTTTAAGATTCTTTACCAACTCATCATATTCAAAATCGGAAATCTCTGGATCATCCATATCATAATAGAGTTTATTATGGTATCGAATTTTTTCTTCCAGTTCATTAATGTTCATTGTATCTCCTTTAATTTATTAAGTATAATTTAACACTTAATAAACGTTTAGTAAATACCTGGCAAAAATAAAAAAACAGCTTGTGATTGCAGGAGTTATTCGACTACGACCGTGAACCTTGTTCCTTCAGAGCTCGTTTGTTCGTTAAAAGTTTTTAGGCCATCAAACCCAATTTGTGTCAATAATACTTTGACTTTGGATCTTTCTTTTTGTTGGTTGCCGGGAACAAGAACAGTAATGACTTGACCTGTATCAGGAATATCAATTTTTATTTCTGGAATAGCTAATAACTGTGAATAGATATCACTTCTAATATTTGGATTTGAGTGTTTGACATACGGTACACCGGGTTTTACATTCATAGTTTCTCCAAAAAATCAAACATGAATTATAATGAATTTATGTACTCAAAAACCGCGGTGTCATTGATTGTACAACCAATAACCCATTTATAAGCTTTCATACCAAAACCTTGGACAAAAACAGTTTTCACTCCATGCTTTTTACTCAACTCTTCATTTAAAGGTACTTCAAAAATAAACTTGTCAATATGTTTCTCATCACCTAAAGGGATTTGATAAATAGCTTTAGGGAACTTGCAAATTCTATCCATCAAAATAACATGATTCATTACAAATTCATAGAAGATCATTTTCTTTGAAGAAAACCATCTACTATAATCTGCAGGATTCATAACATCGTCAGACTTATGAGCTTCTGGCGGCATTTTATTTCTATTAATGTCCATTTTAGTTGAGTGATTTTAAGTTAATCAAAGGTTTTATTCTGTTAACAATTTCTACAGTTGGTTCAATTGCTGCTTCAATTACTGCAGCAGGTTTATAAGCATCAGGTGCTTCATCAAGAGTTGCTCCAACTACTGAAGTAGAATAAATCCCTTTCATTTGTTCTTTGAAAGTTTCTAAAGATAAAGCTCTTTTTGCAGCTCCTCTAGCAAGAACTCTTCCTGCACCATGGGGAGCAGATTCATTCCATTCTTTATTTCCCTTTCCTTTGCAAATAAGTATACCATCTCTCATATTGAAAGGAATAATCATCATTTCATCTTGATGAGCTGAAATTGCTCCTTTTCTAATCACCATATCTTCAAAATCAATGTAATTATGGATTGATTCTATTTCCTCAGTGATAGTAAAGATACTTGGAAGGGCTTTTTCCATAATCAATTTTTGCATTTGTTTTCTATTGAATTGAGCATAAATTTGTGCGAATATCATATCATACAAATATCCATTAGCATCCCCACCAGTAAGATATGCAAGTTCATCAGAAACTTTAACTTCTCTTCCATAAATTTTCAATCGAGCTTGTTTTATATCTTTGTCAATGTTCTTCCTAAGTTCTGGAGTAGTTGCATTGGCTTTTATTTTGTCAACTTCAATTTTCATTTGTGCATCAAGTGCAACCGTATCTTGATTTTGTGCAACTTTAGTCCAATAATCAGCTATTTTTAATCCAAAATTTCTTGAACCAGAATGAATGGTAAACCAGATATTGTTTTCTAAATCTACTCCAATTTCAATAAAATGGTTACCTCCTCCCAAAGTTCCAATAGAGTTGCTCACATACTTTACATCAACTTTAATTTGCTTACACTTGTCTATAAACCACTTCATGTCGTATGGTTCATAGCCATCAAACATTTTTGCTGCTTTATTTGCTTCGTTCCAAGGAAATTCTTTTTCAAAATTAATGATAGAATTTTTATGGACATTTTGTCCAAAAGGAATAGCTCTTCGAATATTTGAATTGATAAGAGCTAAACTATCATAGATATCTTGAGACATTCCATAAATTTTTGAAGATAGCATTCCACAACCAATATCAACACCAATTGTATTGGGTATTATTTTTGAAAGATCAAGTGGCATTGTAAATCCCACAACAGACCCTTTTCCAGCATGACAGTCTGGCATAATAGCTACTGGATTTGTAAATGCGGGATGATTGATAAACTTTGTGATTTGAGCTATACACTCTTCTTCCACACTATCAATCATAACTTTTGCATTTGTATATTTTCCGTTGAGAATAATCATGTTTCGTACCCCATTTTAAACATTATTGCTTCTATATCATTTATTGGTTCTACTTGAAAATGAATATGCCATTCATCAAGTGTATGTGCAGTCCTGTCTTCATCAGACAAGATAATACTTTTTGTAATTTTAATACTAGATGACATTACTTTATATTGTTTGCCCAAAATGAATGATGGTTTCGGTTCACCATCCATAAACAAAGTTTTCTTACAATATAAAGCTTTAAGCTTGGGCATATTTCAAGAGGAACTTTAATTGTTCTTTGATTTCTTTTGTTTTTGCTGGATCCCAAGAAAGATTATGTGTAAAATCTTTGAAAACTAATCCTTCATTTTCTCCAGTTGTTCCATCATATTTGATACCTTTTAAAAAGTCTTTCCATGTTTCAGGTTCAAATGATTTAGCAACTCCGATAGTAATTTTTTTAATATGTATATAAATTTGTGTTGGATCTTCTAAAATATGTAAATTATTTATTGCTGCATAAGTTTTGAAAACAGCTTTAAGCAATTCATATCTAGTTTCATAATTAAACTTGATTAAAGATTTTCCGTTATAAATTGGTAAATCCCAAAGGTAGAGCCTATTGGAAATTTCCCCTTGTTTTCGACCAATCAATTCTCCATCTAATAAACTATTACTTCCAAAAATTTCTTTGATTGGATTCCAGTCATTTTCAGTTGATGGAGTAAGTGTGGTATGTTTTCTATCCCACATTATAACACCAGAGCCTGTAGTTTCAGGAATTGTTGGATCCATTTTTCTTAAGTTGGAATTTCCAGTTTTGAAGGACATTTAACTTCTTGAGGTTTGCAAGAATAACGTCAATATCATAAATTAAGTTCGGTTTCGACGGCCATAAATACATTACTTAATCCTCCATAAAAGTTATTTATAATATAACTTTATAGATTTCCAATGTAAATAATTGACAAAAATTAATTTTAAAGCCCTTTTATTGAATATTTATTAATATTAAAGGTGTTTATGAATCAGGTAGAATTCAAAATAAGATTAGAATTATATCAAAAAGGTGAATGGGCAAAGTGTTTTTATCTTTCTTGTAACAATCCTGCTGCGTATAATCGACCTGAAAGTTTTTGTAGCCATCGTTGCGAAGCGTTATCTAATAAAGAAAACAGATTGAATGCTTTTCATGAATGGTTCAAAAACAATCCTGAAAAACAATCTGCAAAATCTAAAAAAACTTGGTCAAATCCTAAAACAAGAAAAAAACTTAGCGAGACACAAAAAGAACGCCATCAAGATCTATCAATTAGAAAAAGACAAGTAAAAAATACCATAGCTACTTGGACTCCTGAACGAGAGAAAAAATATTTGCAAAGAATGACAGTTGGGCATCGAAAACGAATACCGGAAAAGTCAGGTACCGTTTATGCTTCAACTAAAGGAACTTATACTTCTACAAAAGGTATTACTTCAAATATTATTCCTTACAAAAATCAATGGCAATTAACTGCCTTTCGAAAAATAGATGAAAATCCACTTGTAATTAGTTGGAGTTTTTTGTCACATGTTATCCCTTACAAAAATTTTGAAACTAAATTGAATGCTTATATTGCAATGGATCTAGAAATTCATTATACTGATGGGAGTGCTAAGCTTGTTTTGATACGTCCAGACGGGATTAATTTGGAAAATGAATTTAGAACATTAGTTCCAATCGAACAATATTGCCAAAAAAATAATTTTACTTTTGAAGTATGGACTAAAGAAGCTCTTACTTAATAATCAATTCACAAACTAACGGATAGTTTTGAATCCAAGACATAAAATTAGATTTGCTATTTTTCGCAACAATAATTTTTGTTACTAATTCTTGACACATAAATGGGGGTTCAAGAATTTCATATTGTTGGTTTTCTTTATCTTTTTGCTTTTTTAATTGTTTAACTTCGGATCGCATATCTTTTTCTTTTCTTAAATTTATCAAACATTTCTTTCCATTTTATTACTATTGTTGGGATTGTTGTGAGCACTGTAGTAATAAAAGGCCAATTTTTTGAGAACCAGCTTTCAGTGGGAGGTAGAGAAGGTGGAACATATTTATATAACTTTGCCTGATGATCCGGCCTTATATTAAGTGGAGCTTGTTCAGATTTTTCAGATTTTGGTGCATGTGTAGAAAAATATCCTATAGAACCCCACAAAATAAGATTGACAATTACAAAGAAATATAAAGTATGTTTAAAAGTTATCATGTTGTGTTCCTGACAGGATTCGAACCTGCACTTTACGGTTTAGGAAACCGCTGCTTATCCAATTTAGCTACAGGAACAAATTACGGTGGCTCTTCCCTTTCCTAAGGCAATCTGCACTACCAGACGAACCACCGTTTAAACTATTTGTATATCACCTGATCCATTTGATTTCGTCCTCCTTTCTAAAGTGAATAAATAAAGCTCTAGTTGGAAAAACACGATATATGTTTTATCGGCATGAGCCGCAATCCTATTTCAAACTACAAAATAGATTTGTCGCTAATGAGGCTAATCAGGCCATCATTAGTAGCCCAGATGGGATTCGAACCCATAGATTCCTGATTCTAAGTCAGGTAGATATGCCAGTTCTCGTACTGGGCCAGATAATTATTTCTTCCTCATACAACCACAAGGAGTGTATCTCATGCACTTACAATTGTCACAGGTAAGTGTTGGATATCTTCCTTTTACGGCTCGCAATCTTTTCAAACCTTTATATTCTTTTTTTTGAGTTTGTGAAATTGCATTAATTGTTTTATCTTCTTGTGTTATCATAAATATCTTTCAAATTGGTTAAAATTTTAAATATCCCAAATAATTTTAAAATTACAATTTAAATGTTCTCTAATTTCTTTTTCTCTCTTAATGTCTCTATTAAGAGATCTTTGTCTTTTGTGACCTTTTTCATATACTTCATAGACAGTGTTAAGTTCTGGACAATAACCATCTACAATATATCCTATAATTGGGACTTGTCTTTGAATTTTGTAACCTATAAGTTTTTCCTGATTATCCAATATTTGTTTTTCATTGCGTCCAATTGACAGCCACTGTCCTGTCTTTTGTTTATATTCAATAGTTTTAATAGCTAAAAGTTTTCTAGTTTTTTCACTTGGTTTTTTACCTATTTTTCTTTTTCTAATATTTTCCCTATGTAAATCTGATAAAACTCTACCAGTAAGAGATTCTGAAAGATGAAGTTTATGGTTATCAGAAAACTTTTTACCTTTTTTTGCTTCTGACATCTTTTTCTTTGTCTCTTCTGTTAGTTTTTTTCCTTTCCAATATGCTTTAAGTTGTCCTGATATATAACATTTTTTAATCGATTTGGATATTTTCTTTTTTGATTCTTCAGAAAGAATTTTTGTTTTCAAAGATTTTGCAATATTTTTCTTATGTTCTATGCTAAATTTTTTTCCTTTTATCCATCCCATAAAACTAAGTGTACCCTAGATTCTGTTTTATTCTATTATTTCTCTGTATTTGGCCGGTACCTGTCTATCATTAGTCAAGGAACGTGCAGACCTAAGACTATTTCCGTTGCACAAAATGCTAAGTGGTTCAAACGACTGTTTCGAGTAGATGTCTCCCACCCGTTCCTTAATGTGTCTAGAGGTTCCTCTCATTTTTCTGAACTAAGTCGAAAAGTAGAGCAATAGAGCCTTTGGTTTTATATGATGGATCCTTTAGTTAAAATTAATTTGCAAATGTTTTTTTGACTATTTCTTCAGCTTCGTTTTCAGGAAAACCTGCTTCTTTAATTAAGATCTCTTTTAACCGAGCTTTGTAAATCTTCAAAGCAACTTTAAGTTTTTTGTTTTCCTCTTTTAAATCTTTAACAGTATCATCAGGTACAGATATTTGAGTTTCTTGTACCCATTGATACCAATCAGCATTGTTGTTTTTAATAGGTAAATCTAAATTTGAATTCATATATGACATAGTGTGTTTAAAATAAAATCAGCAGAACCAAACAAAATAACAACAAATAAAGAGCTTTATCTAAATAAGTTTTAACGGCGGGAGTCTTGCGACTTGCCCTGTAACAGTTAAATTTTAAACTTTGACTGATTGAGTTTTGATTTTTGTAATTTCATCAAATATCTCTATCTAGCATCTATAAGTTGTGATAAGGATTAGCCAGAGGCTAATATACTCGTCATTTATTATTAGATTGCCGATCCTGCTAACGGACAGCGGGTTCGAGTCCTCTTTTACAACCACTCGTCTGGTACAATTATTTCTTTCTGGGCATTAAATGTATCTATAATGTCCTGAAGTTGAGCTACTTTCTTTGTAGCTTCTTTCTCAAACTTGTCAATATCTTCTTGTTTGAGAAATGCATCCCAAGTTTCTTTTACCAGTTCTCCTCTTCCATAAGGATCTCTCTGGATGGTTTCACCATCTCGTGTTGGAAGAGTTTTGACTTGAGCCAAAAGCCCTCTTGCTTCTTGCATCTCATAAATCTGAGGGAAGATGTCATGATTTGTTTGAGAGATCAAGCTTTTTACAGCTTGAATCTTTCCTACAACATTTTTGAGATCTTCAAAAAGCTGGGCTCTTTCAACTTTTGAAGTTGTTGTAGTCAATCTTGAATTTTCTCGATGCAAGATTGAAACTAGAGTCTTATACTCGTTTGTGAATCGTGATTTAATTTTTAACAATCTTGCCAATGTTACTTGTGCCATAAATTTATTCCTTTGTTATTATTTCACTAGTTAATATGACGTATACAATTAAGATTCCAAGCAATAAATCATAATTTCTATTAAAAACATGAATAGTCGATGAAGACATTAAAAAATACACTGTTAGTGATATTAAGCAAAGATTTGAGAAAAGTCTAGTTATGAAATCTAAAAATTTTTGTATTTTCATTTCTTTTCCTTATATCTACAAATGTGATCAGCAGCATAACTTGCGGCTGGTGAATCAGGCTTTACGTTACATTCAAAACCCATACTATTCACATAACCAACAGCTTCAGCTAAGTATTTATTTGACTCCCAATTTTCATGTTTATTGAAGTCCAATTGTGGATCAAGCTTTCTTACATTTTTTAATTTGTCAATGCCTGCATCTCTTAAAGTTTGAGCAATTTCAACCAATCTATAGGCTTCAGTCATTAATCGGCCGTGTGTACCACCACCGTATAATGTAACTTTGATTTTTTTGCTTCGCCTATAAACAACGTGAGCACCATGACTTACTCCATCTACCCATTTCCATAAACAAATTACTTCACTAAAAATTGCTTTGTGATTGAGTAGTCCATAAGGAATGCTATCAACACCAACCATTATAATAAAATCTGATTTTTCATTTTCAGCATTTGTTTCGAGGTATTTTTTAATATACTCTCGAACATCATCAATTTTTGTTCCATCGAATTTTCGAAACTCATCATAGATCATTTCAAGTCCAAAATATGAATAGTAAGTATAATTTAAACAATTTATTTCATTTGTAAATAAAATTTACTTAAATTTAATACTTCAAAAGGAATTCCGTAATCCTTACAAACGAATCGAATTCGTTCTATTCCTACAGGATTCCAAGAAAGGCAATAAACTTTTTGAGGATTGTTTTTTCCTAACATCATATACCTTTGTAATAAAATTGAGCCATCTGCATAAAGGCAACCAAGGTCATGATCTAAATAAATTATTGAATATGTATTTTTTTGAATGAGTGATAAAGCCGCTTCATACGAAGTAGCTATATGTAATGTGGATTGATCAATATCGTACCATTCCGGTTTTTTTTCGTCGTCAATAAATAAATTCATTTTTCTTCTACTGTGACACTTCCCTTAAAAATAGTGACATCATTCTCTGCAAGAAAGTTAGCTAAATTCTGGGAAATTACTTCTGAAATGCCTTTAGAAGTAGAATCACCATGAGCTTCAAATTCCGCATCAATATTTAGGGTGTAATGTTTTCGTTGGTTGATGTTAATGATACTTGTAGATTTTTTTGACATGGAATATCCGTAAAATTAGCTAATTTGATTTCTTGACCGAAATACCACTTATCTGGTTCCTGTGGATTTTTTAGTGCAACATCACAATTAAAAAAATCTTTATAAAAATCTAGACCAGCTTTAATTGCAGGTTCGTCAGTTTCATTAATTGGGATTTTAGCAATCAATAAAATCTTCATGCCGTTTACTTCTGTAGTTTTATATGGCTCAAAGTACTCTATTTTCATAAAGCAAAAATAAACAAAATAAAGGTTACTGTAAATAGAAACATATCAAGTATTACTAATTTTTTTGCATCTACATTTTCACCTACAAAGGCTGTGAATGGCTTGCGTCCAATCGTGATTGATCCAATACTACGATTTCTAGCTAACCAAGGAAGTTCTGTTGGGAAAACTAATCCGAAGATTTTTGTCTTTTGTTTGTTCTTCCACCAACTTTCGGGTAGAGGAATAACATTTGACCATATAAAAAACATCACATCTTCTGCTCCAAAATAATGTAAAAGCATGATTGCAACTAGAATATACAAAGCATTGAGTGATAAACCGAGCAAATATAATAATGTTATTACAATTTCTGCATACCAAAAAATAAATTGGCCAATAGATATTGCTTCAGAAGCTTCAGATTTAATAGCTTCGGCTTCCAGAACTTTATCAGGTGGAGCATAAGGTTCAAGTACATTTAGCATTGCCCAATATCTAAGCTCTTTCTTTGCCATTTGCCAACAATCATAAAAACCAATAGCAATTAGTTGGAATAAAATATAGATTGATGCAATCATAAGTTTTCTCCTTTGTAGCTCAGATGGGATTCGAACCCATACATGCTAAGTTTTTAAGACTTATTCCTCTGCCAATTGGGATACTGAGCCGTATATTTTTTCCATTAAATTCTGAATTTGATGTTGTTCAAGTCTATCTTCATTTATTTCATCGTCCGTAGAAGTGTTTTTCAAAACTAAACCATTTTTATCGACAAGCATTGCTCGATGTTTTTGTTTAGCATAAGATTCCCAAATTGCATTAGCTTGCATTAAATTCTCAGTTATAATACTCGGCACAACCTCATTATCTAAGTAGACATGATATTTCATTGATATTTCAAGATTTTTATTAACTGAATATACCCATCTTTTGTAACATCAAAAACTTGAAATCCACTTTTAAGAATAGATTTGAAGCTACTCGGGTTATCTATTTTTACTGCAGAATAAACTATGTGTCCAATAAATTTTCTATCTTTTAATGCAAAATTTCTTAAATGTGTAGCTATTCCTTGATTCCTAAATTTTTCATGAACAACAGTCATAGTTTCAGGTCTTTTTCTAGGATATTTTATGAAACAATATCCTATCATGCATTTGTGTCTTTTACTTATTGGATTATAAGCACCATAACCAATCCATTTATTTGAAAAGTATTTTTTGACAACGAAAATATCTTTTGGATTTACTTTTCTTCCATTGCCTAAAACATACAAAACATTTTTAAAGTCTTTTTGAGTTATTTTTTCAATAAAATAATCCATGCGGAAGATACAGGATTCGAACCTGCAACCCATATTTCAGAGCGACTGTTTAGCAAACAGCTTCCTAACCATTCGGATATCTTCCAGTGTAGCCTACCAGGGAGTCGAACCCTGAATTGTTTCTGTGTGTGCCATCACTTTTGAGGCGATCGTCTTTGCCAGTTTGACTAGTAGGCTATATTGCGGTCACAAATCCCGTCTCATACTATTTCGGTATTAAGTAAACTTACGCGGAATCTACTTAATAAGTTTTTCCTAATAGTGACAGGCAATGAGTTTTCTTTCTCATGGTAACCGCAAATTATTTTTATACACTTAAAATTTGTCTTGCTTCATCTTCAGTTTTACAAGCACTTTGAATAGAATTAAATTCAAGCTGTTTTAATGCTTGTTCTTTCATTAGCTTAGCTTTCTGTGCGACATATGCTATGTTAACATTTCCAAAAACAACTGGATCTATTGCTTTTAGAGCTTTCTTATCATCTTCTTCAAAAATAAAGCAAATGAATGTTTTTCCTTTTTGTCCTGCTACAGTAAGTAGTTTTTGAAATTGCTCTAATTCAGTCATTGGTATTTGATCTTGTTCTGCCATTTTATTCTTTCGGAATAATGTAAATAACACCTACATTTGAACCTTCATATTCTTCGTTATAAAAATAATCAAATTGTTCATTGTAGATATTTTTTACTAAGTGTTCGATATTTTCCCATTTGTAAGTAAAATCTTTATATGAATCCCATCTCAATGATGGAATATTGGGATTGTGAAAATCATGAATCAAAATTACAGGTGGTACTTTACAATGTTCAGCTATTAATTTTAATTCTTTAGGTGTTGGAGTTTCTGAACCCCAATGTGAATCAATATAAAAGAAACATCTCTCGTTAATTGTATCTAATAATTTCCCAAGTTCATCTTGAGAATTTCCTAAAATAAAAGTGGCTTTGGGTACATTAATTAATGCTTGATCATAAAAACTTTTATCAGGTTCAATTCCAAAAACCTTTTCAAAATTCTCAACTAACCAAGAAGTAGTTCTACCAATATGAGATCCAGTTTCAATAGCAACATTAATATTGAACTGATTTTTCAGTTCTAATACTTTCTTTGCAATAAAACTATCTCCGCTAAATACTTCATTCATGGGGTGAAAGACGGGAGTCGAACCCGCTAGACCTTGGTTCACAGCCAAGTACCGCACCGTTTGGTTTCTATCACCATGTTATAAAAAACTACCGGGCGACTTACCGTTCGTCCAAGAAACCCAGGCACCGAATTGCTTTAATGGAAGAATCTGTAGGTCTCGACCCTACATCTCCCGGTTGGAGATGAGTACAGGATTCGAACCCGTGTGTTAGAGGTTGCAGCTCTATGCCTATCCTCTCGGCCAACTCATCATAAAATTTTTAATTCTTTTAGTTTTTTTCTTTGCCAAATTTCAATTAAAATATTTGGATATAATTTTTTAAACAACTTAAATTTTTCTTTGTTTTCTTTACGCCAATAACCTTTTACTTCTATATACAAATTCCCTTTTAATAAGAGAAAATCAGGAGTGTATGTATGTTTTTTGTTTAACGAAAATGTTGTAGGTTCATATAGAAAATCAATTTTGTTGTTGTCAAAATGTTGTGCAACTTTTAATTCCCAACCTGATTTTAAAATGTAATTTTTATATTTAATATTGTATCTTTTATATTTTCCGAATCCGTTTTTGTTTCCTTTCATAGATTCAGAAATATGTTTACATCTTAATTTTTCTAGTTTAATTGTTTTCGCTTTACCAAATAACGAGTTGTTCTTTCTTCTTGTACTTAAACTTTTATCAGATATCTCTTTTGCTCTTTTCTCTCCATAAACTTCAATAGCTGTTTTTCCCAAAAACCAATTTCTTCCGTCACCTTTCATAATTAAGAAAAATCGATATCAAATGCTTTGTCAAGTTCAGTTTCTTTTATAATTTGCTTGATGACTTTATATGCTATCCAGCAACCCGTGATAACTGCTAAGGCTAAAATTGTATTTCTTTTTTTATGTTTCATGATTCCCCTTATTTGGTACCTGATGTAGGATTTGCACCCACGGTCTCTGGTTTGTAGGACCAGCGCTTTCGACTGACTAAGCTAATCAGGCAAAATCAATCTCCCCCTTGGAGAGATAGTATAAATATAACTTATTTATGATAAAAGTAAATAATTTTTACTGTGCTCCTATTGGGATTCGAACCCAAAGTCTTACGCATTAAAAGTGCGATGATTTAGCCAGTTAATCTATAGAAGCAATTTTTAATAACCTATTTTCTTTAGTAACCCATCTATCTCTTTTTGCTCTTTTCTTTCTTCAGCTTTTCCTTTATTTTTTTCTTCACTAATTTTTGATTTTACTGGGCGAAGAGCAGTATGATGAATATCAGCACAGATTGCTAGCTCTTTACATCCTTCACAAGGGCCTCTACTTTGGGGTGCCATCATTGCCCAAAAATCATCGATATCATATTTCTTAATACATTTTTCACATAAAAACATATAATCTCCATAATTGTGTTGTTAAATAGAAGTTATTGTACTCCTAGAGGGAATTGAACCCCCATCTATCGGATATAAGCCGATCGCTCTAGACCGTTAAACTATAGGAGCATACTTACATTTTTTCTAATACTTCTTTTTCCCATTCTTTCCAATATGGAGATTCTTCAGTTTTTGTTTCTTTTTCTGCTAATTTTCTATCTTGTCTTTCTTTGGGCTTCCAACGATTTTCCATTCCACGTTTATGTGGCTTACACATTGCACAACTACATTTTTTATTCTTTAGTTGTTTTCTCATGATGATATCCCATTTTTAACATTATATCGTATATTGTTCCTTTATCACCCCAGGCCCATTCAGCTCCATATTCGTCTTCAAATGATTTACAGCATAGTTGACATAATTCCCAAAGCCTTTGTGTATTTTGCTTTCCACATCTATGACAAGTTCCAAACGACCATCTTTTTTCTGTCATAACTTTTTTACAAATAAATGGTGGAGCCATCCGGATTTTAACCAGCATTTCCCTCCTTACGAGAGGGTGTTCTAGACTTCAAGAATAGTTTAATGAATACTAATGACTACATTATAGGGATTTGAACCCTAACGGATTTCTCCACCAGCTTGTTAGGCCAGCACGTCTACCAGTTTCGTCATCGTAGTCGATATTCAGCCATTAAGTAATCTTGTTGAACTATGACCCCGTATTGCAGACCTACAGAGTGCCGCCCTCCGGTCCCTTGGTTCAAAGCCAAGTGCTCTGCTGTTGAGCTATAGGTCTATTTTAAAAACAGTTATTTTTTTAGAAATTACAAATTTAGTGTGACAGTTTTTACATTCATGAGCATCATCTTCATAAATGGAAAGAAGTAAAATGTCTTTTCCATAATCAAATCCACATTCAGGGCAAAATTTTAATCCTAAGACTTCGTCATCATCCCAACTACTTTGCCAGTTTACTTTTTCTGTAATGTCTATTTTTTTTATCATTGATTCTTTAATTTGTGGTGTTGTCTCTTCTTTTTCTTTTTCAACTTTTTCTTTACAATATTCATCATACATTCTTGTACCTTCTTTACAACAACCGCCTGTACAATCTATTGTATCATAAAAACAACCTGGTGTATCGTTATCTGTCCACATAGTGCGAATACTGGGATTTGAACCCAGAATGAAGTTTCCTTCACTAGCCTCTCAAGCTAGCGTGTTTACCAGTTTCACCATATTCGCCTGGAGCATCAAGCGGGTCTCGAACCCGCCTTATTCCACGTTGGAAGCGTGGTGCCATACCGACTAGGCGATTGATGCATTGTCCGCTTAGTTGGAGTTGAACCAACGTGTTACCGTCTACCCTTTCAACGGCTTATCAGACCGAGGGGATATAAGCGGATGATTATGAAAATTCATCATCACAACAAACCTTATCTTGTTGTTCTAACAATTCTTTTGTTAATTCTATTTCTTGAGAAGTTAATTGTTTTTTATATTCATTAACTATGTGTTGTAATGTAAAAGGCCAAAGATCATTAAACGGCTCCCAATGTTCTCGAGTCCTTTTCAGGCAATCAATTATATTAGCAACATCCTCATCATCAATTTGAATTGTTTTTTTAATTGTTCCCATTTTTAATTTCTTCTATCTTTTGCAGTTGAAAGTCCTTGATGAATTCTAAACAACAAAGATTCTAACATTTTCAAATTATTTTGAAGAGGGCCATCAATTTGCCATTTTAATTCTTTACCATCATCAGCAATAATTAAAAAGCCATTTATTTTTTTCATATCAAAATGTTTACTTAATACTTTTCTAATTTTTCTATTAGCCACATAATGTTGGTAACCCTTTAACCAATCAAATGATTTAAGTTTACCAAGTTGCCTTGCTGGCTCGGAAGGACTCGCACCTTCACTTGACCGGTTAACAGCCGGGCGTGCTACTTTAACACTACAAGCCAATTTTATTTTATCCCATAATTTCATACTTCGTAACCTATTTTTTTCATTAATATAAGTATGGGATCAGTAATCTTTTTTTCTTTCTTTGGAGGAAAAGATTTGCCACCTGGGTATACAAATCTTACTGTCAAACTTTTTCCAGAAGGTTGTACAGAAACTAGATCACTAGCTGCTAATGATGGCATGATAGATTTGATTAATGGAAAATTCATCATTTTGCCAAATGCATTCAAATCAAGATTTTTAATTTGACTTATTTCTTCTTCATTCATAACCCATCTTCTTCATTAATCTTAAAATTGGATCCATATCTTTAGCAATTTCGTTTCTATCATATCTTTTGTGATTTCCTTCCAAAGGAATTTCATTACAAGGATTAATATTTACTGTTGCAAAATATTTTGAATTGACAGGTTTTCGTATCTTGTTTCTAAGATATAAATCAAATTCAATTTGTTCTGTCGAGATCCAACTTGGTTTTTCATCCATGTGGTGGTTTTCGGTACCGCCCCGAACTAATCGGCTCTTCAGGCCGCTGCAGTCACTATGATTTGCTTAACCACCAAAATTGTTTAAATCAACTTCATAACCGATAGAATATAAAGCTTGTTGTACAGGATCTTTAAAACTCAATTGGTTGAACCATTTATGATCAATGCATTCACATATTAATGAACAAAATTCATCTGTAACATCTATTGCATGACTATGTTTGATTATATGACCGATCGTAGATAATTCTGAAAGACTATTAAAATATGCTTCGTTATTATTTTTGAAAATGCATCTTAATTTATCTTGGTCAAATTCAAACTTAATATTTGGCATTGCCAATTTTAACTTTTCAAGAACTACTTTTTCAAATTGTTCTTTAGTGTAGTAATGATGGCTGTAATATTCAAATCCCATAATCAGTCTGTTTTAAAATAACCCATTTTCTTCATCAATAATTTTACAGGATCAGTTTCACCTTTTTCAACTAATCCATATTCTTGAAGAATTTCTATAAATGCCAATGCTTCTTTATCATCCTTAGAAATATTCCAGTGTTCATTTCGAAGCTCATTTAATATTTCTAAATTTGATTTTAGAACCGGAATCATTTTATTTTTTTATAAAGAAAGAAAAAATTATTCAAATCATAATAATCATGATGACCATAAAAATCTAAAACATCTATCCAATCATCTTTTACTTTTTCAACAGTAACTATATATTTTTCTCTTTCAAATGGATTTGTTTTATGAGTTTCCCAAATATATTTCTCTCCTTTTACTGGAGTTGTATGAAAAAGTTTATACCATCGAAACATTTTTTTATCCTTTTTATTTTTGTCGGCCTATTCGGATTTGAACCGAAATTATTCTCCGCCCCAAACGGAGTGCCATAGCCTGGTTAGGCGATAGACCGAATAACCTATACTGCACGAACAATATAGGTTCTAATTGGAGTAATTAAGGAAATACATAAATGAAAATGATGCAGGTTATTTTGTTCTTTCGTGTGAAACAAGAAGCGTGGTACTCTGCATTTATCCACTGTATGTTTCATCAGTATAATCTAATACTTTCAAAGCTATTTGTAAATAAAATTTTTAAGAAAATTTATTACATAATCATAGTCAACATGTGGTATAGTACAATAACTGCAATCTTTTTTCCCATCTCTCATGATGAAGTATCCTTCACATTCATAAGTGTAGAGAGGACAATAGCACATCATACAAGAAAAATTTTTTAATTCTACTTTTTTATGACATGGGAAATATTTACATTCAACATTTTGATAAAATTTATAATTATATTTGTTATGCCATTTGTTTAGCTTAAATAATAACTTGTTAATATTATCTAATTCATGTTCCCATATAACTAATGTTTTGTAATTATATTTCTTAAAAATCTTTATTCGTAAAGCATCTCGTTCTTTCATTCCTTTTCTATTATGCCAATAATCACCAAAAAGCTCAATTATCAATTTTTTATCTTTATTGACAAAATCAGGATTAAATCTAACTATCCAATATTTACCATCTCCTACATATTTGTAATCTTTATTGAAAAGATATTTTAGAAATTTCTGAAGTTTTTTCTCAGGTATATTAATTTTTCCAGATTTTCTTTTATTAAGATTTTTAACAAAAATAGGATCTTTCCATTTATTTTTCAGAGTATTTCTAATTTTGTCTTTTACCCATTGCTGCTTAGCTGGATTTTTATTTCCTGATTTAGCTAAAGCAATTTTCTTTTTATGTTCTAAACTAAATTTCTTTCCTATTTTGCAACAAGATTTACAAGATTTAGCAAGTTGTGAAATTTTCTTTCCACATTTACAAAAATTTTCTGATTTTCTAACATGAGTAGACCAAAAAGTCTTTCTCATTTTTTCTTTTGTTTTTTCAGAATGTTTATAGCCAGATTTTCTCATAATTTTTGTAGCGCATAAGAGTGCTGCCCTCTTGTTTCCAGCTTGAGAAACTGGTATCTTTCTGTTCGATCAATGCGCCTCTTTAACTTTTACTATGTAAGGAAGTTCTTGAAGTTTATGAACTAAAATCTCTAAATCTTCATGTTCTTCTTTTACTTGTTCTAAAAGCTCTTTTTTAGTTAACTCCACATCTTCCATCGGTTTAACTTTTTTAAGAACAAATTCAACTGTTACTTTGATATTCATAATATAACTCTTTAAGTTATAATTGGAAAATATAACCTTTTAAGGTTATTTGTATTCTCAAAGGGATTCGAACCCTTACCAGAGGTTTAGAAGACCGCTATGCTGTCCATTACACTATGAGAACGTTTAAACTTCATAACCAATTCTTTTCATTATAACTTCAATTTCATTTAATTCTTGTTTGATATAAAACTTATTATTAAAAGATCGTTTCATAAATAACTGAAAATTTTCAACTGTTGAATATGCTTGTAAATATTTTATATTTGCATTGATTTTATATTCTTTACCAGATTTGTCATATCTTGATTTTGTAGAATGAACTAAAATATCAACCATTTCGGGATCTATAGTTCTTTCTACTTCAAGTATTTCACCAATAAAAGTAGCTTCAAATGTTTCCCGAAGAGTAATTTTTTCTGAAACTCTCCATTTATTATCTGTTTTTACCAGTATCATAGTGTAGCCTATGAGAGTGCCGCCCTCTCTACTTCAGCTTGAAGGGCTGATGACTTAGCTAACGTTGTCGAATAGGCCATATTAATTATATCCCATACGTTTCATTATTGTTTGAATTTCTAATTCTACCAATGTTGGTTTTGGTTCTTCTATTGGTAATTTTTCATCAATCTCTTGTTCTGTTTTCGTTGTAACAGTAGTAGGAACAGTTACTGTACCCCTTATATAAGCTTCCCAATTTTCAGGAATACTAATATCTTTAATTTTTCTTTTTAGTAATGGCAAAAACCAATACTTTGGAAATTGAGTGGTTTTTTTATCTATGACAATTTTAAAAACCTGGCAATTTGATTCTACCATTGTTTCTAAAAGTAGTTGAGTTGTTGACCTACTTAATCGTAAACAATAAAAATCTTTATCATCAATATTATAAAGTGGCCAAATAAAATTTTTGATTACCTTTCCTTGATAGTCAAATTCTTGTTCTTTTGGATCTCCTAAAATTTGTACTCTAATTTCGGTACGTTCTTTAGCATGAGTCCTTAAATAACACATTTTATTTGGGAATATTTTCTTTTGCAAGTTCTTTTCTCAATTTCATTAACAGTTTACCAAGATGGTTTTCTCCAACCCCATTACAAATTCCCCAATAAGTATCATTCCACCAATTACCTTCTTCAAGTTCTGCATCACCTGTATCTAACAACTTTTGTTTAAGTGCAGGATCAGAGAATTTAGATTTTAAACATGCATACATTACACCTTGTTTTATATCTTCCCAATCAACTCTAAGCTTTATTTTTCTGCCTAATTTTTTTGCTTCATTTGGTTGAAGGTTAACAAATTTATTTCTTTCTCCAATACAACATGTTTTTGCTGCTTGAAATGCAGTTTCTGCAGAAAGAAATTTCATTCCTTCATAAAAAACTTGACAGGAATAATAGTTAGAAAGAAAACTATATTCGTTATTAAAATTAGAAATTTTCATATTGTGCACCCAGTAGGAGTCGAACCTACCTCGTACGGGTTAAAAGCCCGTTACATTATTTTTCCGATCTGTCATGGGTGCTTCTTTACATCAAACTTTACTGTTAAATAACCACTTATCCAAGAACCTAAAAATGCTGGAATTAACATCCATTTATTATCGACATAACTTAAAACAACTCCGGCTCCCATTAACCAAAGTGTTGCACCATAAGTTGCAGAACTTAAAGCTTTTCCTTGAGCTGTCCTTCTCATCCAAAGTACCCAAAGAAACTCAGCGGCAGCTGTACATGCAAAAGCTATTAATGATTGAATAATCCAGTTCATGGTATTGCCTCAATTTGATCTGCTGATGCTTCTAACTTAATTAAAAGCTCAGGTTTTGCAGTATTATAAACATAGTTTCCCAATTGGTGAAAGTTTGGATTACATTGAACATTCCATTGTATTAGACGAATTTTTCTCATCTTCCAAGCCATTAAATTTCGAAAGAAGTCACCTGTAAATTCCAAAGTACCAATTGTAATCAGGTCTTTTTCTTTATCAACAATTATGTCAAATTCATCATGTTCCATATTTTTAGTGCGGAGGACAAGGGAGTCGAACCCTCACAACCAAAAGGTTATCGGTTTTCAGGACCGAGGCGATTCCATTTACGCTTTAATCCTCCAGAAATTTTCCATTTAGAAATATCAAATTTTATTTTTTTACTAGGAATATTCAAATCTTCTCCAGTTAAAACATAAAGAGTACGGGGGAAATTTCTCCATTTAGCAAGATCTTTTTCCATTACCCAACCTTTAACTTCCAAATAACAATTTTAATTTTCTAGATAAAAATCCGGAATATATTTATGATTTTTTCCTTTAAAATTATAACTAAAAGAATCCCAATTCTTTTTCCATTTAATATTTTTTGAATCTAATATCTCAGCTAATTTAACTTCCCATGAACTTTGCAAAAAAACTTTACCAGCTATTTTGCTTTCATACCAAACTTTTTTACTTCTTCCAGAATTTGGTCTGTAACCACCGGAAATTCCATTTCTTTTTGCTGTTTCTGATATCTTTATTTTTCTTACTAATTCTTTTTCAACAGTTGATGCCCGACCTATACTTTTACCAATTAAAGATTTAGAAATTTTATTTCTGGTTTCTTCAGAATGGTGTTTATTTTTAAATTTTTCATAACTTCTCTTACCATTACAATGGCTTTTATGAACTCTAAGACTCGTTTTTTTAAAAAATTTAGCAAAACATTTTTTACAAAAATACCTAGAATTTGCAATATGATTATTCATAACCCATACGTTTCATTAACCTGCCAACTTTATCAGCAACTATTATTTCTTCAGGTTCATGAATTTTCAAAGGGATCCTACCATGACTTTCATGTGTTTTTGTTTCTATAGCATAAGGTCGAGCATTTTTCCATTGCTTACCAATTACAGGCTTTTCAGCTTGTCTTTGATACCATCTAAGTTGTTGGTTGTCTATTTTCATGTGTACCAATGTAGGGAGTCGAACCCTATTTTAATTACAGATTATGATTCTGTTGCACCAGCCGTTATGCGCCATTGGCGTTTCTTAATTGACTAAATTTTATTTCCCTATTCATCTGCCTGAGTTTTTTGCTAGCCATTCTTTTACTATAAGGTCTTAAATGTTTTGCACAAGAGTTAATTGTTGCATTTTTTGCAACCTTTTTTAAATGGTTTGGAAGTGTATTTTTCATGAGCCGAATACCTGAATCGAACAGGTGACTGAGCTTTACAGGAGCCCCATTTTTCCGATTAAACTAATCCGCCCTTTATGGATAGTCACTAAAATGAACGTTTTTCCATTTACCTTTTATTATATCAGGACTACCACATTTTGGACAAAAACCTTTCCAGAATTTATAGTCGTCTTGATTTTTACAAGCAAGACAAAAAGAACCTAAAACAGATGATTGTAAAACCTTTCCACAGTCTGGACAATTTTGATAGTCACTGTAAATTCTTGGATATGTTGTCCATTTAAAAACTTTTAAAAAACTATGTTCATGAATGCAATATTTTTGTTCTTTTACAGATTGACCAGTAACTGGAGGTGGAATTGGTTTAGTTATTTGATAACCTGTTGTTGATGCTGAATTTGAATCCAAAATATCTAAAACATCATTGATAAGATTTTTTGTATCGTATTCATCAAAACCACATTGCTCAGTAAAAAGTTTTTGTAGCTTTTCAAGCTTTGCTTGTTCTAAAAGCTCTTGACCTTTTTGTGTTAAAACAGTTGGCGGCATTGGTGGTTTCCAAATTGGATTCATATTCATTTCTCCAGTTGAGCTCTATCTCGGTTACGCTCCGAATTCTGATCCTTACCAAAGATCTATTCTTCTATTGAACTAATAGAGCAAAAGCCGTTAGGAGTATGACTCCCTTCTATCGTCTACGGCAATACCTCTTGCTAGTGAGGACGAGACTATCAGGAGCTTTCTGAGTGTAGTTACTCTTCCATTTTAATTTTAGCTAAGTCTTTTTCTGGTACCTGCTGAAATAGTTCTTGCATTATTTTTTCTAATGCATCAAAATCTTTATTTTCAGTAGCTTCAAGCGTAATTTTCCGGGGCTTGTTATTATGACTTTTACTTATTTCTATATTAACATTTATCATGTTGTGCTCATTAAAGGATTTGAACCTTTGGTCTCTACCCTGTCGAGGTAGCGCTTTCACCAGACTAAGCTACATGAGCGATTTGATAACCAATTTTTTTCATTAGAATTTCTACTTCATCAGATTTTTTTTCAAGTATTTTTCTAATTTCTTGTGTTTCTTCTAAAAATTCAGGTACATCAAATCTTGGCAAACTATTAATATGTAAAAGTTCTTCTTCTGTTAAACTTTTTGCTTTTGGTCTTATAGTATAAGTAGGAAATTTACTAGTAGTACATTTTCTTCCTATAATAAATGAATGACCCATATAATCTAATTCTGATAACATTTCTACAAGACTTATTAATGTATGTTTAGGTATTCTTAAAAATGAAGGTTTAGAATCCCAAATATTCCATTCATGTTGCTTTAAACATACTTGAACAAAATACATTGTTACAGTTTTTCCAAATTTTTCAAAATGTGTACTTCTTTGAGGAAATACATCAGAAAGAACAGCAAATTCAATTTGCTCATCATCTTTTAAAACTTTAATATTTTCAAGACCTAATCTATTCAGTGTCATAATTTCTTGAGCCTAAGACGGGTCCTGCCCCCGCAACCTCTTCGTTGGCAACGAAGTATTCTGCTAATTGAATTACTTAGGCATAATAAAAACTAGGCTCTTCAGTTTCATACCCTAACTTTTTCATAAGGTTTTTAACCTCTATTTCCTCTTCGGTTTGATAGGTAACATACCAGACTTTACCTAAATCTCGGTCAGAGGTATCATTTAAAGTTATAGTTGTTGTTGTTGCAAAAGTATTTTCCATTGAAACCAATTTAAACATTTGATTTTAAATTGTAAACAATTTTTGTGCATCTATTGGGATTTGAACCCAAAGTCTTACCGCTTAAGAGGCGGATGATTTATCCAGTTAATCTATAGATGCAAGGGATGTGCGTACGGAAGGATTCGAACCTCCAATGTCGGTTAAGAGTCTGATCTACAGTCAGGTGGGCCACCAATTGCCCAACGTACGCATTTACTTTATTGATTTTCTTTTATAACATTTTTTGTTGCACTTAATTATAAATCGTCTAGTTTCTGTATGTGAAATATTTAATATTTTGGAAACTTTTTTTACCCATCCAAATTTATTTAGATCTATATCTTTAATTAAATCCAATCTATTATTGATTTCTTTTTGAGATAAAGGTCTTCCTCCATATTTTAATCCCATTTTTCTAGCATTTTCAACTCTTCGATCATAAGAAATTGCTAACCAGTTTTTATATTTTTTTGATTTTGAAGTTGAAATTCCACCTTTTCTTCCCCATTGAACTCTAGAATCTGAACTAATTATTTTGTTTACATGATTCCAACTTCCCAGACCCCCAAAAGTTAAATTATATACATTATTTTTTAAAAAATCTTCATTAACTAATTTTGATTCAGCTTTGTACATATCCTTTTCATTATCAAATGTATGAAGAATATCTTTTTTGAAATTTTCAATGCCATATTTTTTAATTGCCCTTCTAATAAGAAGACCCGAGCCCATGTAATTATCATTTATATTAGAAGTTTTATGTACACCAATGTATATTTTATTATTAATCAAGTTTGTGATTTTGTATACTATGTAATATTTTTTCATTTCGAACCTCCATTATAAATATACGGAAGTTCAAATTAGTACCCTTATAGGGATTCAAACCCTAATCTTAAGTTTCGAAGACTTATATTCTATTCATTGAACTATAAGGGTAATTGTACACTCAAAGGGAGTTGAACCCTTAATCTTCAGTTTCGTAGGCTGATGTTCTATCCAGTTGAACTATGAGTGCAGGTGTTTTTATCAGGGCATACAGAACAGAAGATATCTTTCATGATCCATCCATATTGTTCTATAAAATCTATCATTCCTTTGGATTCATCAGGAATGTGCCGAAACCATTTATGTGCTTCTAAATGTTTTTTAATAACTGGAACTTCAACATTTAGCAATTCCTTAATTCGATGGCAAGATTTTTGTTGGCTTTGTGCAAAATCTTTTAGGTCAGCAAATTCATTTTCTTTTATAATATCAGGTAAGTGCCTTAATAAAGCATCAAATCCCTGTTGCCATTGTTTTGGTTTTCCATCATAACCAAATTCTTGTTTGATTTTTTCTATGATATCCATAGCTGCTAAGAAAGGATTCGAACCTTTAGTATCTTCTTTCAGAGAGAAGTGTTTTACCAATTAGACTACTTAGCAATAAAGACACCAGCATACGGACTTTAACCGTAACCCTCTTACGATTTCAATATACTACCAGGCCTTCAGTGGCCTGTGCATATTTCTATTGGCAATGCCACAAGATATATGAAATACCTTGTCTGCATGATGTGCTTGATTACACCATGCTGGTATGTAAAAAAACTATTCTTATTGCGGGGCCAACGGGATTTGCACCCGTATCTTCACTGGTTGACAGCCAGGTGTTCAAACGCTATAGAACTATGACCCCAAATTATAACCTATTTTATGCATTAGTATTTCAATTTCATCTTCAGTGGAGAGAAAAAAGAGATGTAAGAGCTATTAATATTGCGGCAATTTCACATTTTTAAAATTTGGGATTGGTCTCAATATATTTTTGTGTACCCTTTTCATATAATCAATTATGATAAACCCTATCGGTTTCCGTGTTTTTATATCTATCTTGATTGCTATTCCGCCACCAACCTCCTCCGATAGTGCGGATTTGGGCTTGCCGATATTTGCATATAAGACATCGTTGGTTTTATCGTAGGAAAAATTTAATTTCACTTTTTATAAATCTTTCTTGTCTAAAAGAAAAACCATAAATTTCTTCTAATACTATTTCATCACCAAGAAATTTCTGAACAGTATAAATTTTTCCTTTTCTTAAAGTCGTAGCTGGAGAGGTTACATCATCTATACACAAAAGAGAGTCTCTTATCTTGAAATGCTGTTGAGTTGTTGCCATTATTACTCCAGCTTAAGTGGAGCTCTTACTCGGAGTCGAACCGAGAATCTATCTTTACGAAAGATGAGGTTTGGCCAGTTAACCTATAAGAGCAAAAACTACGTATTGTTCGGATTTGCACCGAACCACCTTTTGAATAAGTGTTTAAGCACAGCTTGTATTGCTCCAAGTTATCATTTCGTGCTAATACAGTTTTTGTTATACTAAAAGATTTAAGATACTATCTTTTTCCAAAGTTTCTGGAGATAAGTTAATGTCGCATTTTTCAGCTTTATCAACTATCTTTGCTCCAGCTTTTTCTAAGACTTCTCTTAAAGTAATACTATTGCTGTAGAAGTTAATCATATACTTTCTTGCTTGCTCAGTATATGTGTTGTTTCTAGAAGTAATAGTGTTACCAATCTCTGTTTTCATCAAGAAAAACTTATTCTCTGTAGGCTCTGTTATTAACAAACCTAAGATTTTTTGTCTTTCACTTATTTTGAGTTTTATTGCAGCAATGATATTGTTTGGATCTACCATATAGTTTTTTGGTAAATTTGCAACCTTCTCACTTGCTATAATCAACTTAAATGGTACTTCAACATGTTCATCGAAGTTGAAATAGTTGAGCATCAAAGAGTATTTGTTTGTTTCTTGCTTCTTGATGTAGAATAACTCTGAAGCTCCATTTTGAGCATCAGTCATATCACCAGAGAATAATACCTTTGTAGAAGTTCCACTATTTCTGTAATAACTATCCCAACCGAATTTGACTAATCCAACTAATGACAAGTCTAAGTCGATTCTATGATTACAAGGTATTCTTGAATTGCTAACGTTTACATTTTCCCAGTAAACACCAATTACTAAATCTTTTGGAACAGTAACGAATGTTCCTGCTGGGAAATTATCAATGAACTGTTTTTCAGTTGCTGGTAAAGCATACTCAATGTTTTTAGGCATGAATATCTTTTTACCGTCAACTTTAACTCTAATATCTGCTGCAATTGAATCTACAACAATATTAAAGATTTTTTCAGCTAATTGCTTGTTACCAAAATCAAATTCAGTAGCATAGCTTTTACCGTTTCTGATTTTGTACATAATAGAATCTAAATCATCTTTGGTTCTGAATTTTAAAGCATAAGCTAATCTGATTTTTCTGAAGATATTAACTCTGCTTAATTCAGCCTTCAATTGATTTTCATCTATTTTGTTCTTCTTGACATAAGCTGTAACATTGTTCAAGAAGTCCTCAGGCATTGGTTTGTGATACTTTTCAGCCAATTTTCTGATTTTGTTGATAACAGTTTTCAAGCCCTTGTTGGTTCTAAAAGCCAAAAATAAAGGTTTGAATCTCAAGAAAATTTCTGCCAATTTTTCCAAGCCATGCTTTTTTGCATACTTGTTAAACAAACCCAAAACTGCAAGATTGTCTTTGGATTTAATTTCGGCAATGAGAGCTTTATTTTTTATCAACAAAGTTTTGTTTGTTGACTTGTAAATAATGTATCTCAAAAATTCAATTGGGTGTGCAGGAACAATACCAAAGTAATCAAAGAAGGCAATTCTTACTTCTTTGTTTTTGATATCATTAATTTCCTTCTCTTCCAACTGAATAATAGAAGTGCTTATATCCAAGATGTCTCTTTTTGAATCTTCGCTTAAAGCAATTCCACTTTTCAAAATATTCAAAACTTTTTCTTTGATCTCTTCTTTTGTATATCCCTTAATAACAGTCAACTTGATTTTGTCAAGTTTAACTTTTGGAATCTTCAAAGCTTCGTCAGGAATAAAGACAGTTTTTTCGTCATAGATTCCTAATTGTTCGAAACCATAAGTAGTAATGTAGTGAACTATTTGTTCCATTACTAACTGCTCAATAGAAGCTTCTTTGATTTTCTTCCAAGACTTATGGAAAGAACTGTTGATCTCTTCTGCTGAGATACCGACTTCTGATTTTATAGAATCGGCAATTTTTTCTAACTCTGCTACGGAGTAATTTGCTATTACTTCCGGAGAAAATATGAATCCCAACTTTACTGTTTTTTCAAGTAAAGCTTTTGGTGTTTTCTTTTTGCCTTTCTCTGCAATCAAAACACCTCTGAACAAACGAATTAGTGACAACATATTATGTGACCCTTTCAATTAATTTTATAAGCGAGAAGTAGTTAACCGTCTGCCCGTGTGGGCAGACTAGGAGTCGAACCTAGTGAATAGGAACTTCTTTTGCCTATAAAAAAGTTTAGACGAGGGGTAATTTCCGTCCATTGGTTTATTAGGAACCCCTTATGTCTATTAAAAATAGAAAACGAGAAGTAATGTCTGAGAGCCGCTTTTGGCGGCTTTGATTTTATTAGGAACTTCTTATGTCTTCTAAGTGGACCCAGAGGGAGTTGAACCCTCCACAAAGTGCTTGCAAGGCACCTTCGCCCCCAACGGTACATGTGAGCCCAAATTACATTTACATAAACTTTGTAACTATCCAACCTATTAATAAAACCATTCCACATTGTAAAATGACAGTTCCAATTGATGAGAGAAATTCTGATGGTTCAGTTTTCTTTTTCCAATCAACCTTAGTATCTTTAAATAAAAAATTTATAACTAACATTAAAGCAATTGCTTGAATCATTGTTATTGGAGGAAGATGAAACATTGGAATTATGAACCACTTCCAAAGAACTGTTAATGTATAACCTCTTAAAACTGTAACTGAAAAAATAAATATACCAAGTGCGATGATAGCAAATATAATAATAAATAATGCTTCCATGATATTCCTTTCTTAGTGTGCTCCACCTTTAGGGATCAAACCTAAGACCTTCCGGTTAACAGCCGGCTGCTCTATCGCTGAGCTAAGGTGGAATGAAGTACTCCAGAAATTTTGGAGTACTAAATTTTTTGTTAATTGCGGCTAACCCTTAAGAGTATGTGACTGTTTCCATCCGGAGACCGGCCCTAGTGTCTGCTCTTTAGTTAATTCCGCTGCCGCTATGTCAATGAACTGTGAGTGAAGTAAATGAGAATCGAACTCAAACAACTGCTGCCAAAGTACTTCTAATAAAATAAAATTGTGTTAAAATGTAAATAAAAAATGTAAAAAATTAAGTATTAGCGTGAAGC